CGCCTGTTCCGATATCCTGATTCTGAGCTGCCCGGTTTTGTCCCGTCTGAGATCGTCAACATTGACCTCAAGAGTTGACTCATACTTAATATTTGTAATGGACATACCGTTTTCTCTTAACCCTTTACCCTGGCGGCCTCCTTTCCATTCCCGCATTCCGGGAACCATGCCGAGCCACTTGTAACTTTCTGTTTCCTGAGTGCTGTTGAAATACATCGAAATTCCCGGTATCCATGTATTGCCCAGATTCTGCCTTAATGCCGCGTAAAACTGACCGATAACACCTTTTGATGTAATTCCCTGATACTGATTACCCATGATTATTTACCTCCTTGTTTTTGTTGTGGTTTATTCTTTTCATCCACGCCAACAAGGACGCCCTGTCCCTCTGTTACACCATGGACTACCGCCACGGCTGCGCCGTTTCTCCTACGTTTATCAATCATTTTTTACCGCCTGCATACCGGCTGTATAAATAACTCTTTATGGTAATTGCCGGTTGAAATATCGGGTCTATCCATAGAGCTTTATCTTCAACAAAGTGGCAGACATTAACTTCTTTTGCCGCTATTAATGTGCGGGCGAAGAGATCATAAACACCCTGTTTCATGCGGGTACCGTCATAGTGCAAAAGACAGCGCGCGGCATAAAAGAAGCTCTTTACAGGATTTGCTTTTGAATAATAATAGGCTGCATCCGAGAGATATCCCGTATCATAGGGGTCATGGGATACCGCAATATCAATATATTCAAGTTTCTGCTCTTCGGTTATCCCCGGTTTGTTTTTCGCCATTTCCGAATACCACTGGCCAAGAAATCTGTGCAAAGTTTGAATTATCACGGCTGCGACAATACAGCCGATGAGGATTTTTATCAGCAAGGGCATTGTCACCGCGCTGATTGACCCGCCTGCCATTGACCCCATGATTACCCAGAAGGGCACTGCCGTATGAACTTCGCGAAAAGGGAAAAAGAAAAGCGCGTGAATCAGGAAAGCAATAAGTAAGCCAAGTATAATAGGATCGTATGTGACGCTTAAAAAGAGGTATACAAAGAGAAGGTATCCAGGAATACCGATTTCCGACATGATTTCAAGATGGTCATTGTGTACCCGGTGAGACCGGGTGTTCATTTGTGCTTTTAATCTATCTCCGGCAATTTCATGAAGTTTGCTCTTTGTAATCCGCGCGATTATGTCGGGCAGTTCTTTTTGATATGAATTCAGCCCGTACCCGGTAAAGGGTTTTTTAACAATCATTTCAAGGGATGCCAGATATAACCATATCCGCCCGCCTATTGAAGCTCTCGCGTTAGGGATTGCATTGAAACGTCTGAGCACAAAAGCCGCTGCCACCAAACTGATTAAAGCTGCCGGCTGCCAGAATTCTGTAATAAATAGTGTGACCGCGCCTGCAGAAACGCATCCCGCAATCGCGCCTTTGCAGCGGGATATGATGAGCACTGCGGCTATGAGCAGGACAAAAGGTGTAAACCATACTGATAAATTGATTACGAGCCATATTCCCGTAAAGAGGCTGACAATCATAAATGCCCCGGTATGGTTGCCGTTGCCGAAAGTAAATGTCTCCCCTGCATTCGGGAATTTGCGCCTTTTGACAATCCGGACAGCTTCCATTGTTGCAAAGCTCACTCCGATTGTGAAAACAGCAGATACAGTTATAACAAGCGGGATTGTCCGGGCAACTGTGAATAAAACAAGATACGCAAGCAGATTAAAAAGCTCAAAGACACTTCGCTTTGTGTCCGTCCAGGTAAGAGACATAAGCAGCCAGACAGCAATAGATCCGGCAATCATTGTTGTATTGTCCATGGGGATATTGATCCCGGATGCCAGTGAATACAGGACATACCCGCACGTTGCCAGGATAAAGGGGATTGAGCGGCCTCCTAAGTGCTGCTGCGCTATCCAGAAAGGCAGCACAGCAACACAGAGAAGTGTATATATTACCGCGATATTCATATTAACCCTTTGACCCGCCAAGCATTGCATTCAGGGCGGTTACAATTGACGCCTGTTTTGTGATGACAGCATTCAGCGAAGCGACTATCGCGTCTGCCTGCGCCTGTGTCGTGAATCCATAGCCTGCCAGGGACGCGGCGGTAGTTGCGACGGCTGTGACTGCTGTCGTGGATACTGCTGAAGCCTGGAGCGTTTTATTGTCGCCGAATTTAATGACACAGGTGTTTGCGGCAACATAGCGATAAACGGACCCTACGAGGCTGTTGCTGCCCTGAGTGAGCGTGAACGTCTCATCATCGCTCATATAAACCGGTTTGCCTACATCCGTAATGGCAACGCTTGCTAATGTCACCTGGGCATAGCCTTCGGTTATGACATCAACATTTTTCGCGCCTGACGCGCCGGTAAGGTTATCGACCTTCGCGTCCGCGAAACCGCGGAATGAGTCGCCGGCAACAAGGGGTCTTGAATAACCGGAGCTATCGCCAACAGCGCTGCCTCTGTAAATAGTCGAAGTGCCCAGTACGGGCAAAGTGTTTATGGGTCCTATTTCAAACGTTCTGGGAAGATCTGCTGCGAGTGCGCACATAATTATTTACCTCCTTTCTGGCCGTATATCTTGACGCGTCCGGCATGTTCGGCGTCGGTATATGCTTTATAGGCGTCAAAATCATTGCCGAAATCTGCCCTGAGTTTTGCGTCCTTATTCCAGACGGTTTTCATCTGTTCTTCTGTCATAAGTTCGCCGGATGCCGCTGTTTCTGTTTTCTTCTCTTCTGTCCTTGCCGCGTCAACAGTGGCAACGAATGCCGGGGCATCAGCTTTGTACGCGTCAAGCTTTGTTTCCCTGAGCGTCTTCTCCGCCTGTAGGATTTTTACCGCCGCGGTCTCGGCAGTGCTTACGCCGTCATATTTCATACGGGCAACAAGGTCCTCGTGACCGGGAAGAGAGCTTTCCTCAACTGCCTTGATACGGGCTCGCTCCTTATCGGCGCCGGCCTTCATGCCTTCGTCTGTGCCTTTTGTGAGGCCTTCAGAAAATCCCTTGTCAAAGGCGGTTTTTTCAATTGATGCAAATATGCCCGGATATGCTGTTTTCAAACTTTCAGCCGTTACTTCCATTTTGTAGCCTCCTTTCCATGTCTTCTTTAATTTTTTCCTGCATAAGCATGGTTTTGCCCTCCTGTGAGAGCTGCATTATTAGTTCGTCGAGTGATTTCACACCGTCCACCAGCCCGTTTTCTATTGCCTGCTGACCTATAAAAACCTTGCCATCCGCCCAGGGGAGAGCACCGTCCTCTGTAATAGCGAGCTTGCCCGGTCTGTATCTGGTCATTGTGTTCGCGAAAATTGAATAGAAATAGTCTACGGTATCCTGCATGTATTGTTTGCCCTCTTTACTCAGGGGCTCATATTCTGAATTGATGCGCTTATATTTACCGGCAAAGATTTCTGTTGTTTTTATGCCTTCTTTAGCTTCCCATTGGCTGTAATCCACATGAGTTGCCACAACACCAATTGAACCTATCTGCGCGGTTTCACCGTTGATATATATTCTGTCGGATGCCGCCCCTATCCAGTAGGCTGCCGAAGCCATCAGGCCGTCAGCGTAAGTGATAACGGGTTTTGTATCCTGCTGACGTGCTTCAAAGACTGCGTTAGCAAGTTCTTCTGTACCGTCTACCGTACCACCGGGAGAGTCAACAGCAAGGATTACGGCCGATACTTCCGGGTCCGCGAACGCCTGCTTAAAATCCCTCATTGCAATCTGAGATGAAAAACCCCCGGAAATCTGCATTAAAAGATTCATCCTTTTAGCCATGATCCCGTTCAGCTCAATAATTGCAACATTGTCAATCACCTGGTAAGGTTTTTGTTCGTTGTTTAAAGGTTTGCCGATTTGTGCTTCAATACCTTTTATATCTATTTTTTCCCCGCGAAGATGAACGCTGTAAATGGCCTGGATTTCTGCCAGCTTTTCGGGAAGAATTGCCCAGGGACTGGTAAGCACATCAAGTATTTTCAAGGTCGTTCCCTCCCTGATTGTCGTTTTCATCGTCATTTTCCTGCTGCGGTTGTGTAAATGCGGGCTGTTGATTTTTGTAATTTCTATCCGGATTAAGGCCGGCGTCAATAATTTGAGCCCGTTCTTTTTTGATCTGTTTTATATTTGCGTCAAAATCTCCGCCCATTGCTGCGCTTTCTTGTGCTCTGGTTGTCAGTAAGAGTTGGAGGCGCTTCTCTGCGGCGGTGACTTCCTTCACCGGATCTATCTGTCCGGGCGACGGTCCAACCCATTCTGCGGTGGAATATGCTTTCTTAATAAGCGGGTTGTTAAAATATCCCGGAGCCGCGATCCTTCCGGAGGCGATAGCTTCATACAGCCAAACTTCATAAACCTGCTGACAGAAATTCTGAGCAAGCCATTGGCGGCGGTTATTGAAAAATTTCCACGCTTCAAGGAGAGCGCTGCGGGCCGCTGAATATGATGCGGTGAAATGTTTAATCAAAACCTCGAAGGGCAGTTCCAGGGCGACGCCGATCTGCCTTAATATGGCCTGGACAAAAGGATCAAAAGCCGTGTTCGGGCGGTTCGGGTTTGCTGTTACAATATCCTCACCTTTTAAAAGGTCTATAATTGCGCCCGGAGCGAGTTTAACATCTGTATCGCTTGCTTTTGCCCCGGTTTCTCTACCGAGTTCACCGATATCAAAATCAGATTCACCAGCCTCTGTTTTGATAAAAACCGTGAACATCGATGATATGACAGCGGCCATTAATTCAGACTCGGTATATCTGCCAAGCTGTTTTAAGGACTCAATGACAGGTGTCAGATACGGGATACCTCTCGTCTGGCCCGGTCTGATAGGTTTAAACAAATGAATTATGTTTTTCAGGCCTGTTTTACTGCCGTATGCCTGTATAATTTGCCAGGATATAACATTCTGCGGAAGGGTAGAATACTGAAATTGATTGCAGACATGATACGCGACAGGCGCGCCGTATGAGTCTTTCTCTATGCCCATAAACAGGGTTTCCGTGTCGGCAATATTATCCTTGTTGGATATCCTGTCAGCCTCTATGAGTTGCAGTTTAAGGTCGTAGGCCCCGGCACGTTTAATACGGGGAAGGTTGATAAAAGATTCGCCGTTTTCAAGAGCCTGCCGGAACGCAAGTTCCGTTATCCCGGCGCCGTTTAACGTTCGGGCGCTGTCTACCTCAGTGCAGTCCCAGAATAAAGACCATTCCGATTCTGTTTTTGATTCCCAGGCGTCGGCCTGCTCATCAGTCAGATTCAGGATACTCCTGTCCAAGCGCGCCTGCAACTGCAAGCCGTTCCCGACAACATTTGTGCATACGGTATTGATCGCGCCCGTTGCCAGAGGAACGTTCCGGATCATGTCCCGGCTGCGCTGCCTCATCATATCAAGATCAAACTGGAGGGTTGCATTGGGGTCGGAGTCCTTAGGAGTCCACTCGGAAAGGGCCCTGCGGGATGTTGAAGCACCGAAATACATTCCTGATACTGCAAGAGCAAGACGGCTCTGTAATCTGCGGGCCCCTCTTACCGGGTCAAGAAAATTGATAGCCCGGTCAATGAAATTATCTTCGAATTCTATATTCTTGTGCCCGGCTTGGGTTTTGTATTTCAAGTTGGGGTACCTCCGCGCATTCTTATTCCTCCGCGGGAAAGCCGCTTTATTTCAGCGTCAAGCCTCATCATTTGATCGTAAAGCTCCTGAGAGCGTGGACGTCTGAGGTTCTTATCTCCAATGCCGTAGGCTTCCGCGTCAAGGGCTTTCAAATATGCCGCATGTGTGGCAGTATAGTCCGCCTGGGCGTCTGCAAGTGTTCTACCGGCCATAAATACTCCAGTGAATAGTTGATTTATGCATGGGGAGAGATTACAAAAAAGAGGAAGTACAGTGCAAAGAAGCATTTGAAGCATTTGAAGCATTTGAATGTTTTTTCAGGGGGTGTAATAAATAATTTCATAGAGTTAAGTTGTTTTTGAACAGTGTAAATTATAGATTTTTAAAATATTTATAATTGCTTAACATAATTAGGATTATTTTATGTGCGTTTTTTTTCGTGTTATTGACAATTTGGAGTAAATATTGTTGAATCTATATATGGTAACTGAATTATTAATTTACACTACATATAGTGGTAGTTTTACGCAATATAGGAGATAAAGTTGAAATACCAGTTATTTC